TCCAAAAAAAGCCCCGGGGGGATATTTTCTACAAACAATTCCACTTTTTTCGGGGTTAAAACTATTGGCAAACTATCTTAGTTGTATCTAAAACAACAATGAAAGGACTTACAATGGCTGAAGAAGCTGGTGTAGATAGGCACGTTCCACATGAGGCAGCACATAATCGCGCTATGGATGATCAGTTGGCACGTACTTCTGATCATGCAGCGATTGCAGACCTCGCATCGCCTAGTGCATCCTATGTTCAGGCCGAAGCAGTTGCTGCTCGAGGTAAGATTAACGAGATTCTCGATGTTCTTCGTGACGCAGGTCTGATTCCTGCTGCATAAGTTTGAGTGAGTCGAACTCTTTGTGATTGAAAGGAGGTCGTGTGCCTTCGAGAAGAAGACGTTCGAACAATGAACGAACTCCTCGGAAACCCGCGGCAACTCCTGAAGCTCGTGAGAATGAGATGGTTTCATATGCCATTGATCTTGCCGAGGAGCAAATTCGTGATGGATCGGCTTCATCTCAAGTCATTACACATTTTCTAAAGCTGGGTTCGACTCGAGAACGTCTTGAACAACAGCGACTCGAGCATGAAAACGAATTGACTCGGGTTAAGATCGAAGCTCTCGAAGGTCAGAAGCGAGTAGAAGAGTTGTATATGGAAGCGCTTCAAGCAATGCGCTCTTACACGGGTGAAGAACCTCCTCCAGACCAAGATGTCGAAGATTAGAACCTATTCTGAAGTTCGTCAACTAGAAACGTTTGAAGAACGATATCATTATCTTAAATTAGGTGGAGTTACTGGAAGAGCAACGTTTGGATTCGATCGATGGGTTAATCAGCGGTTTTACAAGTCTCGGGAATGGAAACGAGTTAGAAATTATATCATAGTTCGTGATGATGGGTGTGATTTGGGTATTCCCGGGTTTGAAATTGCTACAGGTTTGCTAGTTCACCATATGAATCCCATATCTCTAGATGATATAGAGCATGGTGAAGAATGGCTTCTTGATCCAAATTTCCTCATAACTACGTCTCTTAAAACACACAATGCTATTCATTATGGCGATGAAAGTCTGCTCCCCAGAGGTCCAATTGTGAGAGAGGCTGGTGATACAAGGCTTTGGTAGGAGGAATATCGGAATGGATGATATTTTACGAATTTTGCTCGGTCCATTCTCATCACTAGTCTTAGTACTTCTAATTCTCTACGGCGGAAGAGCCCGATGGTGGGTTTTTGGATGGTATGCGGCTGAGGTAGCAAGAGACCGTGACGAATGGAAAGAAGTAGCATTACGCGGTACGAAAATTGCTGAAGCAGCAACATCGATAGTTGGTGAGAATGGAGAAAAGAACAAATGAGGTGGCCTTGGCAACTTAAAGAAGAAGACAAAAAGGCCCTCGATGATAATAAAAAAGAAATCCGTAAGGTGAAAGGTAGGCTTGATAAAATCGAATCTATTGACATAATTGCTGAAGAACTTGAGGTTATGCGAAGAAACGGTGATTGATATGGAGATTACTGTAGGATTAGTAACCATTGTTATATGGATTGGATTAGCTTGTTTTGGTTTATTTGTTTCGTTTTTTAATATTTTAGACGCACGTAAAGATCATAAGCGTCAGATTCATATGACAGAAAGACGTCGTGAACGACTTCTTATTGCTAAAGTTAATATGGCTAATGAAATTATGCGATGTGTAGTTCTTTTTCTCCTATTAATCGCTGGAATTTTAGTAGCATGGGTGCAATTTGCCCCCGATCCACCAGTGGCATCACTTTATGTTCGATGTGTTATTTTGTTGACTATTGCAACGCTTGTAACAAAGACGTTACTACATCGTTGGCTTAGGCGTGAACTAACAGTAAGACGTATAAACGGATAAAAAGGATGTCTTATGGCAAATCCAGTTGAAGTTGCTAAGAATCGCCCAGCTGAAACGGCGATGCCTATTGCAACTGTACTTGCTGCTCTTATTTCAAAGCTAGCAGGTGTTGAGGATACAGATACGATTTTCTATATTGCTATTGTAATTTCCTTTATCCCCGCGGGTGTGACGTGGGTTGTAGAACTGGTAAAAAAGCCAGAAGAAGACGATAACAAACTAAATTTGGAGGATACCAATGAATGAATTTGAGAATCCACCTGGCGAGAGAGTAGAAGAGCCTACACCGCCTGATGCTCCCGCTGAGGAGCCCGCCGCACCGTCTGAGCCTGTTCCAGCTCCATCTACTGAGCCTCCGGCGGCACCGGCTGAGCCTGCAGAGCCTTCTGAACCTGCAGAGCCTTCTGAATAACTAATCTAAATGAGTGGGTGAGATAAATGGAACCTAGTATTCTTCTTAGCACTAAGAAGGTTTTGGGTGTTGCCGCAGATTACACCGTATTTGACGAAGATATTCTCATGCATATTAATTCCGCATTCTCCACGCTCACCCAGCTAGGAGTTGGACCTACTACAGGGTTTACTGTTGAAGATGCTGACGATGAGTGGTTGGATTTCGTAGATGAAGCGGATCATCAGTATAATGCTGTGAGGTCATATGTCTATCTTCGTACTCGAATGCTTTTTGATCCTCCGACTACGTCGTATCTTATTGCGGCGCAGCAGAGGCAGATCGAAGAGCTTGAGTGGCGTTTGAACGTTCATAGGGAAGAGACGGGTTGGGTCGATCCTGATCCGCCCGTTCTTCTCCCTGACGACGAAGCTGCTTAGGAGGGTAGGATGGGAATTGAAGGTGTAGAACTGCTGACCGGATGGCCAGCGAGTGATAATCGTGGTCAGAGTGACGGTGTAGAGAGAGAACGCTCTAAGGACGAACACGATCGACAAACTGCAGAGAAGGCTGCTGCGATTAGAGAGCGGCAGATCCGGCTAGGACATGTTCCTAATCCGGAAGAGGAAGAGCCTCCTGCACCAGAATAGGGGGTAAGATGCCTAATCTGGTTATCGTAGCGATTCCAGCAAAGGATGATTATATTCACAAGATTTCTAGTGAAAAAGTTCCTCATCTGACTCTCTTATTTCTTGGAGAAGTAAGTAAAGTCAAAAACTTTGCTGGAATCGTGGGTTTTGTGAAACATGCTGCAGATCGATCGCTTACATCTTTTGGTTTAGAGGTCGATAGGCGCGATGTATTAGGCGCTGACAAAGCGGATGTATTATTCTTCTCAAAATCTAAATGGAGCGGATTTGAAGGTATAAACGATTTTAGATCTTACCTTCTTAAAGATCATAATATTCGTACCGCGTATGATTCGATTGAACAGTTTCCTGAATGGAAACCACACATCACGCTTGGTTATCCTGATACTCCAGCTAAACCTGATGATCGAGATTATCCTGGAATTACTTATGTGAATTTCGATCGTATTGGGGTTTGGTTTGGCGATTATGAAGGTCTCGAGTTTCCTTTGAAAACTCCCAATTGGGAAATGGAAGTGGCTATGAGTGATAATATTGTAGATAATATTCTTACTCATTTCGGTAAAAAGGGTATGAAATGGGGCGTTCGTCAAAAAAGAACGAGCAGCGTTACTGTAGCCGACAAAGGAAAGAAACTTAAAGTTAAAGGTGGACATTTTCGTACAGGAAGCGCTGACGCTGTACGCGCGCGCACGCTCGGGCAGGTGGGTAAGAAGAGTGGTCTCAAAGCGCTTTCTGATAATGAGTTGCAATCATATTCAAGGCGATTGCAGCTTGAACAAAGCGTTAGGAGACTTGAGTACAACGAGAAGAGTGCTGCTAAGAAATTCGTCCTTAGAGCTTTAGGAAAAGCTGGAAGTCAAACAATTGATAAAGTTACAGACGAAGCTTCGAGCAGAGCCAAGCTTGCTATAGCTGCAAAAATCGCTACCGCAGCTGCTTAGAAAGGAGGGTTAGCATGGGTCTGTCTAACACCGCGACACCGATCTACTATGGTCTGTTTCGTGAGGCAGTTCTCCGAGGCGATATTCCAGTAAATCGTGAAATCGCTCAGGAGATGAATCGAATCGATTCGCTTATTGCTAACCCCAATATCTATTATGATGATCAAGCTGTTGGAGGATTTATCCGTTATTGTGAGGGAGAATTAACTCTAACTGACGGATCAGATCTTCACCTTCTTGATTCATTTAAACTTTGGGCAGAACAAATCTTCGGTTGGTATTATTTCGTTGAGCGGTCAGTTTATGTTCCGACTAAAGATAATCATGGAGGACATTACGAGAAACGACTGATAAAGAAACGTCTGACGCTTAAACAATATTTGATAGTTGCTCGTGGAGCAGCTAAGTCAATGTATGCGTTTTTGATTCATAGTTATTTTCTAAATGTTGATGTATCAACAACGCATCAAATCAACACTGCGCCTACTATGAAGCAGGCGGAAGAAGTTCTATCTCCATTCCGAACTTCTATTACGCGCTCGCGCGGGCCTCTGTTCAAGTTCCTCACAGAGGGATCTCTTCAGAATACTACCGGCTCGAGAGCTATGCGAGTGAAGCTAGCTTCGACTAAGAAAGGTATTGAGAATTTTCTTACCGGTTCTATTCTTGAGATTCGTCCCATGGCTATTAACAAGTTGCAGGGTCTTCGTCCGAAGATCTCTACGATTGACGAATGGCTATCTGGCGATCTCCGAGAAGATGTAGTAGGCGCAGTAGAGCAAGGGGCATCAAAGCTCGAGGATTACTTAATCGTAGCCATCAGTTCTGAGGGAACAGTTCGAGCAGGTTCTGGTGATACGATCAAGATGGAGCTTGCCGATATTCTCAAAGGCGAGTACTATGCGCCACATGTTTCGATTTGGCATTACAAGCTCGACGAAATTGAAGAAGTTGGTGACCCTTCAATGTGGGTCAAAGCTAATCCAAATTTGGGAGCAACGGTTTCCTATGAAACATATCAGCTTGATGTGGAACGTGCTGAGAAAGCTCCTGCTTCTCGTAACGATATTCTTGCCAAGCGTTTTGGCATTCCGATGGAGGGTTATACTTATTTCTTTACCTATGAGGAAACTCTTGTTCATCGCACTCGTGAATTTTGGCAGATGGCTTGTGCTCTCGGTGCTGATCTTTCGCAGGGTGACGATTTTTGTGCATTCACGTTTTTATTCCCATTAGGTCGAGAGCAGTTTGGAGTAAAGACTCGGAGTTATATTACAGAGTTGACATTGATGAGACTTCCGGCAGCTATGCGACAAAAGTACGATGAGTTCATTAATGAGGGAAGTCTTCATGTCATGGATGGGAATATTCTTGACATCATGGAAGTCTATGATGATCTAGATAGGTTCATCCTAGCTTCTGAGTATGACGTTCGTACAATTGGATACGACCCATATAATGCTAAAGAGTTTATTGCTCGTTGGGAAGGGGAGAACGGACCTTTCGGTATTGAAAAGGTTATTCAAGGAGCAAAGACCGAATCGGTTCCGTTGGGTGAGATCAAGATCATGAGTGAAGAACGACTTTTGATTTTTGATCAGGCGCTTATGTCCTTCGCAATGGGTAATGCCATTACACTAGAAGATACTAATGGAAATCGAAAGCTTCTGAAGAAGCGACAAGATGAAAAGATCGATAATGTCGCAGCTCTTATGGATGCATGGATCGCCTTCAAGTTAAACAAGGAGGCTTTTGAATGATTATAGGGAAGGAGGTGTAATGTGGCAGGAGTTGGTACGGCGTTAAAGCATGCCTGGAATGTATTTGTTAACTTAGATACTAGACGTGTATTTTCTCAGTATGGCGAAGCAAATTACGGAGGAAGACCTGATCGTGTAAGGCTCAGAATTCCTAATGAACGATCAATGATTTCTTCTATTTATACACGTCTTAGTATTGATGTTGCTTCGGTTGATATGCGCCATATTAGAACAGACGATGAGAAGAGATATCTTGAAGATGTTGATAGCGGCCTTAATAATTGTCTGACGGTTGAAGCTAATCTCGATCAAGCTGCGCGCGCTTTTCGGCAGGATATTGCTATGACTCTTTTTGATAGAGGCGTTGCGGCACTTGTTCCCGTCGATACAACAATTAATCCAGAGGTCAGTGGTGGATTCGACATTTTAACTTTGCGTGTTGGTGAAGTTGTATCATGGTATCCAGAGCACGTACGAATTAGTTTGTACAACGATAAGAAGGGTCGACGCGAAGAGATTACTCTGAAAAAGTCAGCGGTAGCTATCATCGAAAATCCGTTGTATGCTGTAATGAACGAACCGAATTCAACTCTTCAACGTCTTCTTAATAAACTTAATTTGTTGGATGCTATTGACCAACAGTCTGCTTCTGGTAAACTAGATATTATCATTCAGCTTCCATATGTAATTAAATCAGAATCTCGCAGGCAACAGGCTGAACAACGCCGTGCGGATATTGAGTTTCAACTTAAGGGTAGCCAATATGGCATTGCCTATACGGATGGAACAGAAAAGATTACTCAGCTAAATCGTCCAGCCGAGAATAATCTTATGAGCCAAATCGAGTTCCTAACCGAAATGCTTTATGGTCAGCTGGGTCTAACCGAAGAGGTCATGAACGGTACGGCTGACGAAAAGGCCATGTTGAATTATTGGAATCGTACAATTGAACCTCTTCTTACCGCAATCGTTGAATCTATGCGACGCACCTTCTTGACTAAAACGGCTAGGACACAAAAGCAGACGATTCTGTTCTTTAGAGATCCATTCCGTTTGGTGCCGATTGAGAACATTGCCGAGATTGCGGATAAGTTTACTCGTAACGAAATTGCCACGGCAAATGAAATTAGACATGTTGTTGGTTGGCCTCCCCACAAGGATCCAAAGGCTGACAAGTTGGTTAACAGCAATATGCCAGAAGAGGTACCAGTTAGAATCACAAATGGTAACGGAAACGGAACTGAGAAAGAGGTTCCGGCTATTCCTCAATTAGTACGGCGAACATCAAATGGCCGATGATCTAAGTTTTAAGGAAGGAAGTCAAAATGGGAGAAAAGGCTAAGCCTGATTTTAGCGGCTATGCCACCAAAGCTGGGCTCGAGTGTTCAGATGGCCGGACGATCATGCCAGATGCTTTTAAGCATCAGGATACTACAACCGTTCCATTGGTCTGGCAGCATACACATAACGAGCCTAGCAATGTGCTCGGTCACGCCATTCTCGAGAACCGTGAGGATGGTGTTTATGCATATGGTTACTTTAATGAAACCGATCAGGCAAAGCATGCTAAGACACTGGTACAGCATGGCGATATCAAGTCGTTGTCTATTTATGCCAATCAGCTCACGGAGAAGGGTAAGAAAGTTCTTCATGGATTTATCCGTGAACTGAGTCTAGTATTGTCGGGTGCTAACCCTGGCGCGCTTATCGACAATATTACTTTGGCTCATAGTGATGGTGATATGGTCACGCTGGAAGATGAAGCAATTATCTATACCGGTTTGGAACTTCATCATGGAGACGAAAAGTCTTCGGAGAAGAAGAAGGACGATGAAGTCGAACACGCTGAAGATGATCCAACTATTCAAGAAGTTTACGATTCGATGAGTGATGAGCAGAAGGAAGTTGTTCATTACATGGTTGGCACTGCACTTTCTGAAAAGGTTGCAGAGCTTAAGCAGGCCTCCGGAAAATCTGAATCGGATCTTACCCATGATAGTAAAGAAGAGGAAGGACGGCGCATGACCCGTAATGTCTTCGAGGAGCAGGAGCGCGAAGGCAAAAAGGAAGAGCATACTCTCTCGCATGACGCGATTAAGGGAATCGTTGCCGACGCCGAGAAGATGGGCTCGCTGAAGGAAGCCGTCGAGGCTTATGCACTTCAGCACGGTATCGATAACATCGAAGTTCTCTTCCCAGACGCTCGCACTCTTACGAGCACTCCTGAGTTCGATTCTAGGCGAGTTGAGTGGGTTTCGGGTGTCATTAATGGTACTAGGCATTCGCCGTTCTCTCGCATCAAGTCCATCATCGCCGATATCACCTTCGACGAGGCACGCGCCCTTGGTTACGTTAAGGGTACTCTGAAGA